TAAATTCTGAAAGGAAAAATATCCTAATGCAGAACAGAAATACAGATTTGAATTAGTAGAGAGTGAGGAAAAATAATGAACATTGTAACATTAATCGGCAGATTAACTAGGGACCCGGAGATTAGATATTCACAGGGAGAGAATGCAATGGCAATAGCAAGGTTTACACTTGCCGTTGACAAAAATTTTAAAAAGAAAGGTGATACGGCAAATTTCATTAACTGCGTGGCTTTTGGCAAAATTGCTGAAACAGTAGAAAAGCATGTATTTAAAGGCTCAAAGATAGCAGTTATCGGTGAGTGGACTACAGGCAGTTACAAGAATAGAGACGGAAACACAGTCTACACTAACGATTGCAATATATCTAAGTTGGAATTTTGCGACAGTAAAAATTCAAGTGGCAGCAATGCAGAGCCACAGCCAAAACCCGATGATGGCTTTATGTCAATTCCTAATGGTATTGACGAGGAATTACCATTTAACTAAGAGCCGATTGATTATAGGGCAGTCAATAACGGCCGTCCTAGAAAGGAAAAATAATGGATTATACAAACGAAGTATTTGCGGTCATTGCAGAGGAAATATCGAAGTGTAAAGATGGCATAATTACAAGAGCATTTGTAAGGCAGATTACAGGGCTATTGCAGAAAAACGGCATTATACCAATATGCAGTGAAAGATACATAAATCTTAACCCTGATGTGCCAAATAATAGTTCTGTCAGAAGAGTCACTGTCTCGTTTGATAAGCTTGATTGCACCGAACATGACCGAGAAGTTAGAAAACAGGCATACAGGAATTTTATCAAAGAATTTGAGAGCAGAGTTAATTCAACAGTTATATCTGAAAAACTCTTTGAAACTGAATGTATATTATTGGAGCGTGATAAGAATGGCACAACCTAATTACAGAAAGATATATGCAATCAAGAAAATGAATGAAAAGCGTATCTTAGATGTTTGCCCTGATATGAAGCGCAGGAGTGGTATTTATTTCTACACTAGAACCGATGAAAACGGAATATCGTACTTTTATATCGGTCAAAGCGTAGATTGCTTAGAACGCAGTATATCGCACTTGACAGGCTATCAGCACATAGATTTATCAATCAAGAAAAGAGGATTTTATAGTGAAAAAAATCCTTATGGTTGGAAGTTGAATGTTATGTACTATCCGAAAGACAAGCTTGACGAAATGGAGCAACATTGGATTTTGGAATACACAAAAAGAGGTTATCAGTGCAGATATAACAAGACAGCTGGCGGTCAAGGAGAGGGCAAGGAAAAGATAAATGAATTTAAAGCTCCTAGAGGCTACAGAGACGGCATACAGCAAGGCAAAAAGGTGTTAGCAAGGGAATTATCCTCTATCGCAGAAAAGCACCTTAAAATCGAAATTAGAGACGATAAGAAGTTCAACAAAATATCACAGAAACAGTATGAGAAGTTTATGGATTTATTGAAAGTGGGTGAAGAAAATGCTGATTCCGAAAGTTGAAGCAAAGGAATTTGAAAAATTTGGATTTAAGAAGTGCAAGGGCGAATATGGTAAGAATGGTTGCTATTACCTTTGCGTTGCAAAAGATGTGAAAATGCTTTTTGTTAGCGATGTGTATTTTGGCGTTAATGATTGGAGGGATAATGACCCAAGAATACATAAATACGCAAATTGCCCATACAGAGACCGCAGAACATACCTTGATATTATTTATGAACTTATAAAAACAGATATGCTTGTAAGCGATTGCATGAAAGTAGGTGGTTCAGAATGAAGATTTTAAGCAAGAAGAAATACAATAAACTCATTGAAGATTTTGAGGAATTACAGGAAAAGGTCAAGGAACTCGAAAGAATAAACAAGAGTCTTGAGAAAGAGTTGGAAGATAAAAAGACAAGTTGCAAGCTGAATAGTGGCAAGGATTTCTGCTTTAAATGCAAAAACTCTTACAGATACAAGACATATTGGGGAGTGACAGAAATCGAAAAATGCGGTTGCTTGCTTGATGTATCTTGTGAGAAGTTTGAGAGAAAAGATTAAAATACATCAACCGAAACTTGAAGAAAATAGGAGATTAAAAATGGCAGAACGTAGAATGTTCACAAAAAAAGTCACTGATGATGATAATTTTATGGCTTTATCATCAAGTGCGCAAGCCTTATATTTGCATTTATCTATGTCTGCTGATGATGACGGATTTTGCAATCAGGTATCAGTTTCCATGTTCAAAGCTCACGCAAGTGTGGCTGATTTACAACAACTATTGGAAAAAAGATACATTTATCAGTTTGATAATGGTGTGATTGTAATTAAGCATTGGCGCATGGCAAACGCTTTGAGAAAAGACCGGTATACACCAACGAATTTTAAGGAAGAATTGGCAAAATTAAAGATAAAATCCAATGGCGCATACACATTTTCTGATGATGGTTGCCGTGTGGTTGCCAATGGGTTGCCAGATGGTTGCCAAGTGGTTGCCACTTGTCTGCCACAGGATAGTATAGGTAAGGTAAGTATAGATAAGAATAGTATAGTTAAGGATAGTAAAGATAAGGATATAAAAGAAAAAGATATTGATAAATCAATATCTAAAAAGAAAACTGTCTACTATCCCGATGATGAAATGCTAGAGAGTGCTTTTCAGGAATATCTGACAATGCGAAAAAAGATTAAAAAGCCAATATGCACCGAAATGGCATTGCACCGAGCTATGAACACTATTGAGAGACTTTCAAAGGGTGATAATGATTTGGCTGTTAAAATCCTTAATCAGTCAGTAGACCATTGTTGGCAAGGACTGTACGTGCTAAAGGACAATGAGCCACATTCGACTAACAAAGGTGCTATTGATTGGGATAATGTATGAGGTAGAGAAATGACAAGAGACGAGACGGTTAAGATTATCCGCATAATGTGTGATTGCTACCCCAATTATAAGCCGAGCAATTTATCAGAGACAGTAGATGTGTGGAATATGATGTTGGAAGAATACAGCTACAGTCAAATATCTATGGCATTGAAAACTTACGTGCATTCCGATACAAGCGGATTTGCACCGAGTATAGGACAGCTAATCAACAAACTGCATGAGGTTCAATCCCCACAGGAGCTTAACGAAATGGAAGCATGGTTCCTTGTTAGCAGGGCACTACGAAACGGCTACTATGGTGCAGTTGAAGAATTTAATAAGCTACCACCGCTCGTACAAAAGGCTGTCGGGAGTCCTGATAATCTTAGGAACTGGGCGCTGACGGACATAAACAGCATTGAAAACGTAGTCCAGTCAAACTTTATGAGAACTTATAGGGTAGTTGTTAATCGGGCAAAGGAATTTCAAAAAATGCCAAAGGATATACAGACATTGATTGAAAGCACCAATAGAAACTCGCATTCGGCTCAAATCGGCTCTAAAAATCAACAGACGATAAAATTATCGCTCGAAGATAATAAAAGCCAAAATAAGCCAATTAAAGGTATTCCAATGCCAAAAGAAATTAAAGAACGTATCGAGCAGATGAAAAGATAGGAGGTAAAGTGGTTTGTGCGCACAATTAAAACATGTTTTACTCCTAGCGAAAAATGATAAAAGACAAGTATTCAAGACAGAGATATGAAGTACGAAAAGCCAGTAACCTTTGCGTACTTTGTGGGAAACCACTTGATAGAGAAGGTGTGGTTTGTACGGCATGTAACAGCAAACGTACAGCATATAGCAGAGAGCTTTATAAAAAATTACAGGCAGTTGGTGTTTGCCCTAGGTGTGGCAAAAACCTGCTATATGGTGACGAAAAAAGCTGTGTTGAGTGTAGGGCAAAATCAGCCGAAGCCATGTCAAAGAAACGTGCTACTGATGTTGAAAAATACAATGAGCGACAAAAAGCATGGCGAAAAGCACGATACGAAAAGGACAAGAAGAATGGCATATGCACACGCTGTCGTAAAAGGAAAGCAGACCCGGGGCATACCACTTGCACATTTTGCAGAGAAACAATGAGAAGAGCACGAGTTAAAATGCCCGAAAGAACCGGCAGATACGAACAAGGACTATGTTTTTTCTGCGACAATCCTGTAAAGCCCGGATATAAGGTCTGCGAAATACACTATCAGAAGAACGTTAAAAATGCAACTTGTGAAAAGGCAAACTTGGCACGGCAGAAGATAAAAGAAAGGAGCCCACAATGGATTCCTTGAAAGATTTTTACGATTTTTACCGGCCATTGCAAAGGAAATATGACTTGCGAATGTTTTACAGAACAAATAGCAAGGAAGCGAAAATAACTATCCGGTGGCGCGGTAAAGAACTTGTAAAAGTCACAGAAGAAACTACCGAAGCCTGTTTTATCAGGGCAAAACGAGAACTTGAAGAAAGAATGAAGAAATATGAGCAACAAACTGAAACCAAAGAAAAAGCGCAAAGAGCCGGATTTTACATGGACAAAATCAGAGAGAGTTACGCTGAAAAACAGCAATAACCGCAGAAAACTCGTAAGGCGGTCTTTCACAGACTTTATGGACTTAGGCTACTATGTACTGTATTTACACCATGGATTTGGCAATAAGCGCATTGTAAGGCTTGAAAGAACCATAAATGAGTACCTTGAAAGGGCACAGACCGAAAATGAAATGAAAACCGAAACACTTGCCGAACTTTTGAGAGTTAGATACGGCATTGATGTGCAGAAAGAGATTAATTTAATCCCAATGCAGCAGTTGATTAGGATTTATCAAAGGAATACTCCGCTTACGATAAGCGACACAAGACAGCTTTTAAATGACACGGCATACAGCTACATGGTTTTAGCATGTACGGCGCTTAAACTGATGTTTAGATTGTCGGTTAAGGAAATTAAAGAGTTTATCGCAGAATTTAGGGACTTAATCGACACACTGTATAAATTTAATCAATTCGGTCTGACATTGCCAAAGGTGGCACAATGCCTTGCTGATGAGGTTAATTACGTTGATGAAAGGTACATAAAGGTGATTGATTAATGATTTACGCATGGGATAACGACAGCACACAAAATGCTCACATAAAGCAGATGAGAGACGATAGGTAGAGAGCCTACATGGAAAAACACAGAGACAATAAGGCATATAAGAGATTTAAACACATGCCGGATTATGGGAAAGGAGTATCAGACAATGACAAATAGAGAGAAATTCGCAGAACGGATTTTAGATATTGCTTGTGGTGGTAGCAAAATAGCAGTTGACAAAGCAACATTAGAGCTGGCATCGTGCTATAAATTAGCGTGTAAAGATTGTTTATTTAGTTTTGGTAATGGTGATTGCAGAGGTGCAAGAAAAAAATGGGCGAATAGCGAATATGTTGAACCACCAATTGACTGGTCAAAAGTTGCAGTTGATACACCAATACTGGTAAGCGATAGCAACGACCACAGATGGCTTAAAAGGTATTTTGCAAAATATGAGAATGGAAGCGTTTTCGCTTGGAATGGTGGAAGAACATCGTGGAGTAGTGAGGGGCATGCAACAGTGTGGGAACTAGCCAAACTTCCACATAAGGAGAACAGTGATGGAAGGTGAAAACTTCTTCGAAAAATGCAGAACTTGTCAATACTGTTTTACGAAAAATGATGATGATTATGTTTATTGCAGTAAAAGAAATGGAAAATGCGAATATAAACCATATAAATCGAGAGGTGAGAAAAATAAGTACAGGAATGAATTTGGAAGAAGCGGAAATCGTAGCAGATAACATTGGCACATCACTATATTATGACGTCTACAGTAAAGCACTTGATGATTTATTAAATTCTCTTCCTGATTGTGATTATGTTGGAATAGAACGTCTTGTTTGCTTGGTGGAACAGTTAAAGAGAGGTGGGAAGAATGAAAGTAGTAATTGACATACCTAACGATTTCACAGGAGATTATATTGCTGACAAATTCAAAGATTTCTTTTCAAGGGTTATTGCGGATATTGATTGTAAAGGTATGTGTGGTAGATATGAGAAAGAAATCGCTGAAATGTTTTTAAGGGTATTTGATGATAGCGAAGAAAAGATTTCTTGTAACTGTCAGCACAACAGCAACTCAAGAGATAATGAGCCTTGTTGCGGATGCGATAACAGAACGGCAAAGATAAATAAGGCTAGGGTAAACAGCTTAGAAATAATCGCACATATGCTAAACAATAAGCCTTATTATGAATTGAAGTACAGACGGGTTGGCGAAAAGGATTATTCTATCGGATATAGCTCTTACGATTTAAAAACTGTATTAGGTTACATTGATACATATTTTGAGATTGTGGAAAGTGATAAACAGACTAATGCCGACAGGATAAGGCATATGTCGGATGAAGAGTTAGCGGAATGGATTAGTACTAAAGATACGTGCGGGCAATGTGCCTACGAACTGGAATGTGTATGCATGAAAGTACCTTGTACAAATGGCATATTAAAATGGCTTCAATCAGAAGCGGAATAGGAGAGAACATGGTTAAAATGCCATTATACAGGGGCGCACCAACGGCAAGAGATTATGAAGATGATTATACAAAGGGTTGGAATGATGCTATGGATTTTATTTTCCCGGAAGCAAAAGAGAAGCGTGAAAAAGAAAGAGTAAGAAAAAAATATATCCATAATCAAAATAAACGCTGAAAGGAGAGAATATGGAAGATAGATACTTATTCAAGGCAAAGCGACTTGATAACGGAGAATGGGTGCAAGGATATTATGTAAAAGGTTTAGATGTGTATGGCAAAGAAGTTCATCTAATATTTGAACCTAACACAATGTTTA